GCAAACGCTACAAACGCCGGATTGACTATTGAGATCAAGAACGCCTCAGCAAATGGCTTGTACGGTGATACTCCTTAACGCTTGACACACAAAAGGCAGCCGGTTAGACTGCCTGTGTATCTTGACATACTGACCGCCGCCCCTTTCCGTTGTTGTTGGGCGGCGGTCTTTTTGTTTTAGAGTGCTGTGCTTGCCAGTGCTCGAAGTAGTGACCAGCCGATCATGTACATCATCAATCCACACATTGAGAAGCCGATCGCCTGTCCGAGTTGCTTTGCTTGTTGTCTGTTCATGTCGTTGCTCCGTTGTTGTGAATGGGCAGCCGAAGCCGCCCGAGTTGATTGATTATTTTGAAAATACAAATTTACAAAGTTCAATGATCTCTTTGTCTGCCTCCGCGATCATTGCATTATACTTGTCTGCATTTTTTGGATGTGAAATAATTCTTCTTTTCAGAATATTGATTGCTTGATCAATGATTTCTATTTCTTTGATTGCTTCTTGCTTAGTCATTTTGTGCTCCGTTGTTGTTGTTTGTACGTTGTGTACATTTCTATATTATTTCATTCTTTTGTATATGTCAACTTATTTACACAAAATAATACTAAATAAATGTAATTAATATGGGATGAATGATCCCCAATCCGTTAAACTATCGATAGAATCAACACACAACGGAGATCCTATGTTGAAAGATTTTTTACAAGAAGTGCAGTCAGTTAGTCAGTTTGAACTAGAGATATTCGCGGGGCAGTTGCTGATCAAAGGGCGCATACTGTCACCGGCTGAGATTGAAAAGGCAAGTCTTGCAAACTCCCTCCTATTGCAAGCACTGGCAAGCACAGGCGAGATCGGACGCTTCCAAAAGATGAGCGAGGCATTGCAAGACGATCCAAATGAGGAAACACTTGATCAGGCGTATCAGATGTTATCCAAGATCCGACCTGAGCAAATGGAGAAGATTGCACAGAGTCAAGATCACATAATCGCGCAATGTGTCTCCCAGGCAAAGAGAGCCGGCGACGATCAGCAGTGGGAGCGTATACAGATTGTATTGACGCAGCAAGAACAGAACGCGGAAAGAAATATGTTATGGATCGGGATGCTCTCCAAAGAAGATCGGGCGGCCATCCTCGACAAAGCACTCAAAGGACAAGGAGAAGCAGTTAAACGGCTGCAAACCTTTCTCGGATAGTGAGGAGTATTTCCATATTATAGACATCATTGCGCGTATGTATGGCACGTTACCCAGTGAGATAGCAAAACTTGACTGGTTCGATTTGATGCTCTGCTTGAAGTGTATCAAGCACAGAGGGGCGCGCATGAATCGACTATTGAAGCGATACAAAAAGACCGGCGTACAGCCGACTGTCTCACTGACTGACTTAATCGATATAATAGGCTGAAAATCTTGTCTGTGCTACTCTTGATATAATCGGCTATGATAGGCGCATAGCAGAGGATCAAAAGATGGCTGATACAGTAGTTCAATATGTTCTTAGAGTGGATTCAAAAGCCGCACAGAAGGCGCTAGACAGCACAGCAAAAGAGGCGGACGACCTGACAAAGAGCCTTGATAAACTGGGCAATGAATCAAAAGACGCCAGTAAGGATCTCGGCGAGACAGAGAAATCCAGCAAGAAAACAAGCAAGGGATTGCAGGGGCTCAAAGTTGCAGGGGCTGCGGCCGCCGGTGCGCTGGCTGGGATTGCAACGGTTGCAGTTGGCACAATCGCAACTGTGGGCGCACTCGGATCAGCGTACATTGAGGCACAAAAAGCCGCCTTTGCCTTTACTCGTGAAGTTGTCGACAGTGTCAACGATCTGAATGATCTCAGTGCCCAATCAGGTTTGACGGCTGGAAGTATCCAGGCAGTGATTACAGCGTTTGAGGGATCAGGGCAATCAGCACAAGCCGCCTCCGCATTCATTGGGCGCTTTCCCCGTCTATTTGCTGATCTCGCTTCAGGGGCTAGCCGTGCCAGTGAATCCGCCGCCCGTCTAGGTATCAGCCTCACAGATGCAGAGGGCAATATCAAAAGTGCTGACACAGTATTGATCGACGTCACAAGGGCATTGCAAAGTATCGAAGATCCAACAGAGAGAGCAACAGAAGGCTTTTTGTTGCTCGGACGGCAAGCAGGGCAGTTCTTGCAGGCATTTGGCGCAACGTCAGACTTTGAGAACTTCCTAGCAATCACAGAGCGGTACGGAGTAGAAACAGGACCAGAGGCAAGCGCCGCGGCTGCTCGCTTTCAGGAACAACTCGCCTTTTTGAATGTCGTTGTAAAAGGATTACAGCAGCGTTTTGTTAATGCTGTGGGCGGTGTCGATTTCTTCAATGATAAACTATTGCAGGCGATCAAGATTGTTGTAACATTACAGGATTTTGTAGCAGAGAATGAGGAGCAATTCAAGCAATTAGGGAGCGCGTTGAAGGTCGCAGGCAATGACATAATTGCATTCTTTCAGCAGGCTTTACCGGGCTTTGCATCGTTTGTGAATGCTACATTTGGACTCGTTACAGATCAGATTGTCAATACTGCGCTTGTATTGCGTGAACTGGGTATTGTAAGCAATGAGACATTTAACAGTTTTGCAACGGGTGCTCGAAGTGTAGAAGATGCCGTATCAACCCTTGCAGACATTACAACAAATCTCGGCGCTGTAGATTTTACAGGAGAGACAGGCGCGGGGCTCGGAGGGCGTACAGGGGCGCGAGATGTCGAGGGATTTCTTGATGTGTTGCTTGCTGGAGTTAGCGACGGCGCAAAAGAAGCCCGCCCGCCTGTTGACGATCTAGCAACAGCGATCGAGGGGGCAGGAAAAGCCGCAGATAAATCCGCTGATCTATTTTTGGACTTAAATAAAGCGGTGCCGAATGCCTTACAACTGATTGACGACATAGCCGCAGAATTTTCAGGAGTTAGTAGCGAAATACTTGCAGCACAAAAGACAGTTAGCGAGTTAGAAAATGCAATACTAGATCTTCAAATTGCGGGACTAGGATCGGCACAGGCTCAACAGTTACTAACCGAAGCAGAAAGACGACTTGCACAGGCTAGAGAGGATGCAGCCAAAAAAGACAGGAAGCAACAGCAAGAAGATTCTTTTGATACTTTTGCAACAGTTGCTAGCCTTGATGCGGCTTCTATTGTATCGCTTGTTAATCCGATGGCGGGCGCAATCACTGGCATTGTACAGGGGATCGGTGAAAAGGTAATTGAAAAAGGACCAGCACAGATCAGGGCTGAAGCACTCGCACAGGCTGAGGCGATCAAGGTTGGGATCGGATTCTTGCCGGAGTTATTTCTGTCAATCGCTCCGCAACTGGGGATCGCTATTGCTGAGGCATTTGTCGACGGGGCTCAATTGTTTGTAATAAATATAGTAGAAGGTATCAAGCAAGCCTTTGCATTTCTAAGAGGCACAACACGAGAAGAGAGACAAGACAGAAGGCGGCGCGCATTTGTTGATTTCTTTGATCCTCGCACTTCAGCCTCATTCATGGGCGGCGGTCGATTCGTACCCAGTGCACAAGGCGGGATCAGATTTACAGGGGCACAGGATGGCCCCGCTATGCTTCACAGAGGTGAGTTTGTAGTGCCGCAAAGTGGACAACGTCCGCAGCAAGTAGATCGACAGTTAAACAACACCACAGGCGGCGGCATGACGATCAACATCAATAGCGCCGTTGTGGATCGCAATGCTGTGGATGCTCTTGTGAGAGAGATAGAGATCCGCTTCAATAATCAATTCGGCACATCGTCAAGCAGTCTATTCGGGGGCAGATAATGGGCAATGCAAAGTTTTATTTTACACCTGAGCCATTTGGCGCATTGAATGGCGCTTCATTGGTTACAATAGATCTCGGAGAGGCACTGGGCGAGATGTATTCTGATATATCCGTCGAGGCTGTTGATGCTGTCTCTCTGACTGGCTCTATTCAGAGATCGGTTGGTAGGACTCAAGAGATTGTAACAATACAGCGCGATCGGATGATTGGCGGCGAGGACCTGGCTATACAGTTTCACGCGTTGCAGAACCATCTTGATCGGGGCTTCTCTGTGTCGTTTGCTGCGGATGATGCAAAGGCATTCTGTTTCCCAATACGCGGCACATTGAACAACAACAGCAGCAAGATCCAACTGTATGCAAATCCATTTCAGAACTTTACAGGCACAAGTTCAACGCCGGCTGTCGGAGACTATTGCACGATCGAGACTAGCAGCCCCGCAATGATACAAGAGATTGTCAAAATGCAGACTGTGAGCAATGCCACAGCACAGGGCGGCGACGTTGATACAGTCAATCCTGTACGATTCCAATATGATCAGCCGGCTTTCATGCGTCATTATCGCTTCTATCCGGTCTTAAAACGTCCACAAAGCGACATTGGACAGGCAATAGTAACAAACGAGGGCGGGCGTCTTTTCTCGCTGTCGATACGGCTTGTTGTGGACTATGTGACATTGTACGCCGCACACCCTGACACAGTGAGCGAATCAGGCGTATCAATTGGGCGATCTCTTGCCTCGTCAACTTCAGGAGGGCGACAAGGTGCGGGGATCTCTCTTGATGGGATGGGCAGAGCATCGACGCTCACAGACATCAGAGACACTCTAGCCCCTACATTTGGCGGCGGCTTCAATCCTCCGATCGGCGGTTAATATGGCGTGGACTCAACAATTTTTAGACAGCCTCGACAAGCCCGCAAAAGTAATTTCGTATGTGCTCAAGTTCTTGCAGCCGTCCGCAGATTACAACTTGTCTCAGGGCAATCGTGTCAGCATGAACACAGAGATCGCACTGGCTGACGCGGATGTAACGATCGACAGTGTACAGATCACGCCGCAGCGCTGGAGTGTGAATTTCGGAGGCTTCACAATTCGCATTGTTGGAGATCTTCGACCAGTATTAAATACATCATTCAGACGGGGCGCAGTGGCTGAATTGATCATGGTTCGGGATGGCTTGCGTAATCGTGTCTGTATTGGGCAACTCAGAACCATCACAGGCGGGCGCGGTGTATGGCGTTTGGAGTTTGTTGATTTCCTTACAATGATGCAATCAAGATTGACCAGCAAGGCGACAGAATCCCAATTCTGGTTCTATGCTGGCAAGACGTCAAAAGTTACGCAGAATTTCAACATGTCGAGCAGTGCAAATTTGTATGTTGATGACATTACAATATTTGAAAAAGAAACGGGTCAAAATGGAATTGTAAAAGTCGAGGACGTTAGTGCAGGCACGATCGATTATTACACATGGAGCAGCAAAACCAGCACCAGCGGCACGGCTGGATTTTTAACGATTGCGGCTACTGGAAAATATCCCAGTACCGGATCGATAACTACACTGGCGATCAATGACATTGTGACGAGTTTGGCTAGGCTTCGAGGGCGTCCAGACTTTGTATTTGCTCGGCTTGTCATGAGTACAGGCGGCGGCACACAGGGCGCATTCGATGATTATCCAGCATCATGGGCGATCGGCGTTGCATTCAATCCGAATCTTTTTGGGCTTCAGAATCTGAATGCATACTACAATACAGCTTGGGCGACTTCCAGCGGCACACATGAGATCGAGTTGCTGATTGAGAAGGCTGGCAATATACAAGACTTTTTAAGCGCTGTATTGAATATGGGCATGTGGCCAGTATGGGATCAGAATCAATTGTCTTGGAGAGTTTGCCAGAATCCAAATCAAGCAAATTGGTTCACGGTACGCGATCACATTACAGATCGAGACATCATCAGCATCGACTCACATACATTGTACAGCCCCTCACAATCTAGCGTATTCAGTGCAAGCACAATCAACACATTCAACAATACAACAGGACTCAATCAAGATGTTACATTTAGCGGCAACAGTATTCCAGTTTTGCCAACAAGCACAGAAATCACGAGGGATCTGCGGCTTGTGTATCGTGTGGATAGTCCAATACAGCCAACACAAGCAAACGCAGATTTGACCCGTATGCGGCGATGGGATGCGGAGCCGTATGAAGAGTTGAGTCTAACAGTGACAGAAAAACATTGCCTGTTAACGGCTGGCGACATCATCGAAATCACGTCAAATTATATTTATGGACTCAGAGAGGGCGCAGGAGATACATACAGCAACAGAAGGGCAATGATCTTGGCCGTGCGCTGGAATCCTTCTCAAAGTTCTGTCAATCTAACTATAGGCGTTATGTCATGAGAATTCCATTAAGCCCAGATGCTTACCCGCACATATTGACCCGCGTAAAGGAGGCGGGCTTCACTGTGTTTGAATCTGTTGATTATGATATGAACATTATCGGAGAGCGCAATCCAAACGGGGAGCCGGATCGATTCGATGACTGGATACATATTTGTTTCTTAGAAGGCGGCTCGTGGCAGTGGCACGCGTACAAATGCACAACTGATGCAGGGCTATACTATCTCAGAAACGGCAACACTGCGATTTTGATACACAACAGACAGTATCGAGGCGCATACATGCTCGGCCTACACCGTGGACAATATGAAGCACTGGTGCAGCGCGGTAATGAAGTTTGTGTATGGAGAGATAGAAACGCCGACAACGTGCACGACTACGGACAAAATGAGGAATGTGGATACTTTGGAATCAATATACATAGAGCAAGTAGAATAGTAGCCAGTCAGTCAGTAGATCAATACAGTGCAGGCTGTCAAGTCATCCAAGATCCTGATGAATACGCGCATTTTATAGCCCTGTGTAAACTTCAACCACGGCACACTGGATACGACAAATTCAGTTATACGCTTTTGATGGGGGAATAATGGAATCAGAAGTTATGCAAGTGATCATGAACGGCGGATCAAATGTCGCCTTTGCTGCGTTTCTATACTGGCAATACATGGAACAACGCAAGAGAAGCGACGCGAGAGAGAAGAGAGCAGAGCAGCGAGAAGACGCACTCCGCACACGATACGACAAAGTAATTGCTGATCTACAGGCTAGAGAAGATAAGATCAGAGAGGACATCGTCAAAGAGATTTCAGATCTTGATAAGCGGATGTCATTGCTCGAACAAAAATTGGAACAAATCAACAGCCTGGTAACACAGATCAAAGCCCGCGTATTCAAGACCTAGCAATCGATTTCCAATACATCGACTGTAAAACGCTTGTCAGGCGTATACATTATCACTGAGTATAATACTCACAAAATCAACACATGAGGAATAAAAAACATGGCTGTTCAAATTACCGGACGCCAGATCGCAAATGCTGCGGTCGGTGTCGCAAAACTAGATTTATCAACTGGAACTTTTGATTTTCAAAATGCAGTATTACAAGTTGCTACCCCATCCGAGGGCGATGCTTCTAACCGCGTAGC